TTATACCAAACTCATCATCATTTTCTAAAATATATCCCAAATCAGTTGTACTTGATTGTAAATCATCAGGATAAGTTCCACCAACTGAAAGTGAACCTGTATTAAAATTAAAGACGATTTCATTATCTACATACGAACCGGTGTAAGTGTATTTTGTTGGTGGTATATAAACACCATTAATATAGACTCTAAACCAATCATCTAAGTTAAACACACCATTTAATTCAGGTGGTAATTTTGGTAATTCTACATTTTCTAATTTTACTGTGTCTGCATCTACGAAAGTTGCTTCTTGAGAACCACGAATAGACATAAAATCAATTACATCTGAATACTCACTATATAATCTTTTTTCAATTTTAGAATTGGTAACATTTCCACCATCCAATCCTGTTAAATCAGTTTCAGTTCCAAAAACTACTTTCTTAGGACCTACAAACTTTTTATGAGTAGATTCGTTATCAAACTTTTCAGGTAAAAGATAAGCATTTACTACCATTGTAAATGAAGTTCTAACGATTCGTTGAGAACCTTCACCAACTTCGGTAGTATTATCAAAAGAATCTATACGAGTTCTAAATTTAAACCCACTTTTATCACCCCAATATTCATCTGTTGCGTATTGGAATGCCTCTACTATCTTATTCATATGTTCTGTAAAATCAGTCCATATGATTACTTCGTAAGTTATAGAAACATAATCAGGCATTACGATATCATATTGTTCAACTGGTCTTTGAGTAGTAGTCATTGCAGAGAATCTATCGTATTTGTGTTTTTTTGAGTATTTGGTAACAGTTGGATAAAAAACATTACGATTCATTGTAGATGACATAGTATCATCTCTAGCAATCGAATTTCTTTTGAACATAATCAAAGGAATCTGTAATTGTCCTTTCTTATCTCTTAGATATCCTTGTTTCTGTACCGCAGTCCATCTTTCTGGGTTACCATATAGGACAGGAACTTTAACTTTTTCTCTAAATACCTCTACTGATGGGACAACAGTATCTATCATGTGTTCAGCGATTGCCAAATCAACATCATAGAGACGAACTCCTTTACCAAGTTCGTTTCCTTCTCGTTTAATCTGTTCCCCTCTGTTGTAGGGTGTTTTTCTAAGTGGGTCTACTGCCATTAGTAAGTCCTATTCTCTATTTGAACTTGACTTCTTCTTACCATAACTGCCTGACAGATTAAAGTACCTCTTGCATCTTCGAATGTAGAGTTTTCTTGGTCATATATCTCAGGTTGTCCACCTATCAATGCATTTGCGGTAATATGTCCAATTTCATAGTAAGTTTCATCAAATAATATAACATCACCAATCTCTGGATAACCAACTGTGGTGTTTTGAATTGCTTCTGTTGGTACAAGAGTACCATTTATATCTCTAACCTTTGGTACAGAGTAAGATTCATCTCGTAATCTCTGAATATTGAATCTAAACTCTACTGTTTGTGTTTTATCTGCTCCAAATCCTTCATAAACAATGTTTTGTGGTTCTCTATCCACGATACACATTAGAGTAGAAGGTGCTCTCCAAACCTTTCCAAGTGATTCACCATATAAATTGGTTTTGGTTTCACCCACAGATACCTTGAATAGAACAACTGCCTGTTCTACTACATAATCAACCACCTCTTCAGCGATGGTTTTGATGAAATCCAAATCTTTTGCGTTGAAAAACTTTGGCATAATATTATCCTACATATATGTTTAGAGGAACTTGGGTCATAATCTTCTGTTGTTGTTCGGTTATGTTCGCCTCATTCTCCATTCTTTGTTTTCTACTCACTTCATTAAGATTTTCTCTTAATTGTTCAATTAAGTTATCTTTTTCTGTTTGTGCTTCAGCTCGAAGTGCTGCACCATCTAAAGAAACTTCTGAACCAGGAATTGGTACTGTATTGTACTTTTCTCTAATTGCTCCTAACATTTCTTTTGCAAGAGCAAGGGTATATTTTCTAATCCATTGTTTACCAACATCGTTGATTTTACCGTATTCAGCAAAATTATATCCAATATTAGAGTAATCCGATACTACGTTTGGAACTATAACAGTAGAATTTTCTCTAAAATCCTTTTTAACTATATATTCGAACCAAAGTTGGTATTCAGTTGTTGGTTTTGGAAATATTTGTATTTTATTATTTACAATATTAAAGGTATGTGCTGATTTTCTGAATTGGTCATTGAATTCTATTTGCTGAATTCTCAACATATCCTCATAAATTGGCATCAAGATAAATTGTGCAGCGGGTGAGAATGAACCAAATCCAAATTCATCAATTAAATTAAGTGTTCCCTGACCAGAAACTGAATATGGGTCAAAGAATCTTTGAATCGCAGGAGTTGTTTCATAAAATACTCGTGTAATATCAATTCTTTCACCACTTTCACTTACATCACCCCAAAGTGTTTGTAAATCGTATTCTTGCGAACCAGTTCCTACGGTAATATGTCCTTTTTTAATATCAGTTCTACCACCAACGTTTGCCAAAGTTCCATATCCTTCCGCAATAGTAACTACATTGTTTAATTCTGAACCATTAACTGATTGATGTGTATAGTTAGAACCTGTTGGTTGTCCTTCAAGGGCGCCCATATTATTTCTAATATTAAACTGATTTACTTGTGCAGAATATTCAGAAACCGCCTCTTCAAATACAGCAAAGAAGTTTTCTCCTTGTAATTCAATATCAATGATTGGATATCCTAATCTTTTGGCACACCATGTTGCAACTTTAGGTGCATCTGATTGAAAAGATGAATCTGAATCATAAATTCCAAATGGAGTTGATGAACCTGAAGTGAATGATGTTGAACCTGTCCAAATTCTTGCTTGAGACATTATTTCTCTCCTTTACTTATACAATTATACTACTATAAATATAAACTAATTAAAAAGGAGAATATAGGCATAAAAAAAGAGGGAAACCTTTCGGAATCCCTCTTAATTTTATCATTACTTTGTAATGACCGTTAACTAAAATTTATCAATTATAGGTTAGATAAATCTTTAACATAGATTTTACCATAGAATTCTGGTCTTACCATCTTCTTAGCGTATCTAGTCATCACACCTCTTCTTGGAGTGAAGTTAGTTGGGTCATATACAAGAGGTGTCATGATTAATGGTACATACGGTGCATATACAGCTCCTGTTTCAAGGAAGTTGCTTCCTTTAAATCCTAATAAGATTTCGTTAGAAGTCATATAAGGGTTTTTGTAAACAGTATATCTGTTAGCGATAGAACCAACAGTAGTTACACCAGCTGCGAAAGATGAAGCATCTTTATCTGCAGATACTGTAAATCCTGGAATAGATTCTAAGATTGTACATACATCAGGAGAAGCAACTACGAAGTTAGCTCCACCTCTTAATGTTAATTGGTGAATCTTGTTAGAAACTTTGTTAAGTTTCGCACCAAGAGTCTGGAACCAAGAGTTTTTAGTGTAAGCCGCAGCTTGTCCACCAGATACCCAAGTACCAGCAATTGAATCATACTCTTCACCTAAAGTTACTGACCAGTACTCAGTTGTAAGAGCGTTAGCTTTTAACATATCTAAGATTTCTAAGTCGATTTCTAATGAAATGTACTCAGATAACATAGAAGTTAATTCAGCTTCAGCATCAATTGAGTGGTAAGCATTTAAGTCTTGAGCCAATTCAGGTGTCCATACAGCCTTTAGTTTTCTTGTCTTAGCAACAATTGCTTCAGATTTCAACTCAAGGTCAACTTCTGGAATACCTAAATCAGTAGCAGGTTCAGTTGGTGAACCATCTTCGAAATCACCTCTTGTGATATCGGTTGGAGCTTTTGAATAATATACATTATCAATTGTTCCAGGGTCAGAAGCACCATCAGCTTTAACGATGAAAGTTACGTTAGTTCCATCTTCTGAAGTGTGTGCTGGATAGTAATCAGAAATAGCTGCATCAGCAATTCTAAATGAACGTACTGCATCTAAATCAGGATTAGTTAAATCTGATAAAGCAACAGTTACTTTTGCTAACTCACCAGCTGCGATTGAAGCAGAAAGTGCAGAATCATAAGATACATCTGCCAATGAAGCAGAATCCCATGATACTGTGTTTTTATTAGCAGCAGCAGCTTCGTTTACTGTGTATCCGAAAGCACCATCACCATAAAGACCGTTTTCAGCTGTTCTTGTTTGACCAAATCCAGCATCAACAGTACTACCACCTGCACCACCAAATAATGAACCAGCAGCACCAGTACTTCTACCAGCTGTTGCAGTACCATATTTGAAATCTAAATAGAAAATTAGACCTGATGGTAAGTTCATTGGTTGTACAGAAACGAATTCTTTCGATGCAATTTCACCGAAGATTCTTCTTACTAATGGAAGTGCAACACCACTCCACTCTTCACTACCAGCTGATGTTCCAGTTGCAGTAGCTTCATCAAGCAATTGTTTTGCTTGGTTTTCTAACAATACAGAAATCTGTGATTGTTCTCTTTCTTTTAAACCTTCAAGAAGTCCAGTTTGTTCCCATTTACTTCTAAGTTCTCTTGTCTCAGCAAGCATAACTTGTTGTGGGTTCTTTCCTTCCATAAGTTTAGATAAATCAAAATTTGCCATTTTTTATCTCTCCTTAATAATTTTTGTTAATTAGCGAATGTTAGCAAGTTTTTTAAATCTATCAGCCATCACATTAGTTGATTCAACAATTACTTCCTTTTTAGGAGCAGTTGAAGCAACTGGTTTAGATGCGAATGATTCATTAATCTTACTTGACTTTTGTTTTTTTGCAGTTCCGTTAAATTTGAATGACTCAGCTAATGTTGAGA